GACGCCCTCTCGTTTTGACTGTTCGTCTCGGGCTCTCTCGGCGGCTCGGTGGAGCTTGGCGATGTCAGTTCCGTTTCCGAGTGCTCGTTGCTGTATTGGTGGTCGGTCGTCATTGCCAACTCCTCGTAGGTGAATGGATAGCAGCATGAGTATGCACGCGCCTGCGTGCGCCAGATGGGGCAGGGCGGTCTCGTCGTCGAAGTCGTCTCGCTCGTGCCATGCCATCAGGTGATTAAGTGTGGCCCGGTAGAGCTGGCTGTGGTTGACGCCACGCTCCCAATTCCTGTCCTCGTACTTGTGCGCCCCATAGGTGAACGCCAGCGCGATCTCGCGCAGGGCATCAGTGGGCAGCAGGTCCAGCCGGTTCTTGAACTTGTCGTACTTCACGCCGGTCTTGCCGAGGTCGCGGATCGAGTTGGCCATCAGATTTTCTCTCCGGGTGCCCATGTTTTGTAGTCGTCGCAGGGGTCGTCACGGACTTCCTTGAGCCGAGTGCAGAACCATGCGCCCTCGCCTGTGGGCTTCGAGTGGACGCACGTCCGACACGCAGTCTCAGGGGCCAGTCCTTCCCAACAGGCGTCGCGCTTCGAGCAGAAGCGGCAACCAAAAAAGCCGGGGCCATCGTTGGTGATGCGGCGTCCGTTGCCGCTCTCGAGCACACGCTCGGTCTTGGCGAGTAGGCCCTCGTATCGGAACTGATCGAAGGGCACGATCTCGGCGTGGTACTCGCTCGAGTTCTTGTTGTAAGCGATGAACAATGCGTGCCGCATGCCAGATGCACCCATATAAAACTGGCACTGGTCCGCGTAGTGGCTGTGGCTACTGGCCACGCCGGTCTTCACGAACTTTTTCCAGCTCGCATCGTTCATGCTCTTGATCTCGAGCAGGTAGACCTCGCCATCGGGCCCTTCGATCTTCCCGTCGATGTTCGACCGCACATGCCCACCATGGCTATGGTAGGCGAACTGCCGCCCATCGGCGTCACGATCCCACACTTGGAACCCACCGCGCTTCAGGTCGGACACAACATCATCCTCGATCTTGTGGCCGTCTCTGAAGATGCGGCGAACTCGTGGTGGAAAGTCGTTGTCAGGAAAACCACGCAAGCCGAAGGCAACGCTCGCGTCACATTCCTTGCCGATCATGGAGCCGCCGATATACGAGCGGGGCTTGCCATCATCTTTGCGCTGATACGAGCGGTCTATGGCGTCAACGACCTCGCCCGCCCAAGCCTGTGAAGCCTGAGCGGGGATGGTCGTATCGTCGTCTTCCCAAGGAGCAGTCATCAGAACGGGATGTCGTCGTCAAACTGTTCGGTGGCTGTCTTCACTTCCTTCTGCACTGCGGCCACGTTGATCAGCTCCGGGTACTGCGAGTATTCGCTTTCCTTCAGCGTGATCAGTAGGTCGCGCCCCTCGTACCACTCGACACCCTTGCTGGCGAACTTGGCTGGCGTTGGGTGGTCGAGTGCGGTTGCGATCATCAGCATGCGCTTACGGTTGAAGTCCCGCTGCTTTGGCTTCTCAGGATCGAACCGCATGTTAGCGAATGCGATGCCTTTGTCGTTCTTCATGCGGAACTTCAGCATCTTCGTGCCGTCGTCGTACTCCGCCTTGGCGATGGTTACTTTGTGCAGGCCGGGGCCAAGCAGCTCACCAGTGCTCAGCTCCAGACCTTCAGCGTCTAAATCGTAGAAAGACATTCGTATCTCCCGTTATGCTGCGGCCAGACGGTCCAGCAGCGTAGTGATGTTTGAACATTCCTCGACCGGCTTCAGCACGCCGCGTGGGTCACGCGCCTTGCCGTGGTAGCCGTTGATCTCATCGGTGATGACGAGACGACGCACTCGAGGAGCGGTGCCGTCCTTTCCGGGGTCCGTTTCCTTGGCCCCCGCAAATACATAGTCAAAGAGAGACGGGACGTGCTTGGACACCGCGTTCCCTTTGACGAGTGGCCAGAAATGGGTCTGCCCGTTGGCGTCATTCTCTTCCTTGGCCAAGCACGTCACGAGGACGTGCATGTCGGACTTGTCTCTGATCCACTTCAACGCGCCGAGTAGGTCGCGGTTGTAGTCGCCCCAGAGCTCGAACTTGTTTTTGTTCTGCTCGTGCTTCTTCTCGAGGTGTTGGAGCAGGCGCTCACTCAACTCGGTCAGGCTGTCGATGGCACACCATTTGTAGCCACGCTCTTTGAACTCAGGGCTGGCCATGATCTTGGTGATGCCCACAAACGACAGCGTGCCGGTTTCGGGATCGTGCTTACCGTCCCACGAGGAGAAGGGCATGAAGTCGATGTCGGACGCACCCAAGCTCTTGAGCCCCGCCTCACCACTGATGATGACGCCGGGACCAAAGTGTTCTTGGTAGTGCAGACACGCCGTAGTCTTGCCCCAGCCGTGGTGGGCGTAGAGGAGCGTTTTGGTCGGTTCCAGCTTGGCGATGTCTTTCGTCGAAAAAATTGGAAGGGTCATTTGGTCGGTCTCTTCGGTTGGTTTAGTTCCTTCCTTTGATGTAAACAGATTTGACTTGTTTAGAAAATTGAATGGGTCTAGTCAACAGTTCTTTACACCACAACCGAGAAAAAAAATGACCGACGAACACACCTTCAACGTGAGGAAATTTGTGGATGCAGCAGGCGGCTTGGCCGAGGTCAGCCGTATGACAGGACGCACACGCGGCGGCGTTCACTACTGGATCAGAAACAATCGGATGTCATCAGTTGACCTGCTGAGCATCCATGACCGCACCGGCCTAAACTGGCTGGACTTCATTGATCGGCCCGCAAAAAAGCGGGGTAAGAAATGAGCTGGGATGACACAGCCAGAGAGCTGCTGGACATAGGGCTGAAGCCATTCCCTGTGCATTCAGAGGACCACTCCGACCCCAAGCGCCGGAAGGCCCCTGTGTTCAAATGGAAGAGGTGGCAGACTGAATGGCCGGACGACGACCAGCTTGTCGCTTGGGCCAAGGCAGCACCCGATGCAGAATGGGCAGTGGCCTGCGGTGAGGATAGCGGGTACGTCGTGGTGGACATCGACAGCGTCGATCTGCTCGACAGTGCCAAGGCCATGGGTCTTTGTACCTCGCCGGTAATTGCCCGCACAAAACGTGGGTATCATTTTTACTACCGACACCCCGGCAACGGCCCGCTAAAAAACAAGGTCGGCGGCAGTGTGGCCCGTCACGACAGAGAATGGCCTCGGGTGTCGGGCCTCGACTTCAAAGCGGACGGCGGTTACGTCAGGGCTGCCCCAAGTGGGGTGATTAAATGGCTATGCGACGTAGACCTAACTGAAGCTCCGATCTGGCCCGGCTACCAGTTCGAGCGCAGTCACCTTCAGTATTACGACAAGGCCGACGCTGCTGAGCTTGGCTTTGCTGAGCTGCACGCCATGACCCCCGTCGAAGAGTTCATCGACAACGCTGAAAAGCAGGGCGGCAAGATAGTGGAAGGCGGGCGTAACCAAGCGTTCGCCCGTCTGTGCGGCTACCTTGCCAGCGCAGCCAGCGGGCTCTCGCTGGGCGAGGCGGAGCAGCGGGCACACGAGCTGGCTGAGAAGTACCTCGAAGGCTTTGATCATGAGGAAGCCGACCGGACGTGGCAGTCCATCGTCGAAATGGAAAAGCGCCAGCACCCCGAGCGGTTCGAGACTTCAACGCCGAAGCTCACGTCTCGGTTCCGTGCCATCACCGCTGCCAACCTCGACGATTATGCTGCGGCTCTGCCCGAGCCACCCAAGCCCATCATTGAGCACCTGTTTCAACGTGGTTCAGCGACGTTGGTCAACGGGTACTCGGGCTCTGGTAAGTCCAACTTCGTGCTGGGCTCGCTCATGGCAGCCTGTGACCCGCACCACCTCAACAAGTTTGTTGGGCCACTGTTCGTGCAGGAGACGCCGAAGGTGCTCTATCTCGATCCAGAGAACAGCGAGTACACCATCATCGACCGGATGCGCTCAATGCGTGGCATGAGCAACTCGGGCGATAACCTGCACGTTCTGCCCGCCCGTCTGTTTAACGATGGCGATTGGGAAGATACGGCCTTCGACTTCGCCAATCGCTCGGAAGCCATGGACGAGCTGGTCAGTCTGGTGCGTTCGGGGCGGTACACGGTTGTTGTGATCGACACCGTGCGCAGCCACTTTCCGGGCATGGAAGAGAGCAGGGCGGAGGCGTGGACCGGCTACAACAAGTTGATCATGCGCCTGAAGCGTCTGGGCTGTGCCGTGGTTCTGCTCCACCATACGAACAAGGCCAGAGATGATGGCTTTCAGATCGAGAGTGGATCAGCCCACCAGCTTACGAACATCGAGACGCAGCTCATTGTGCAGCCTGCCGTGTTCGACGAGCAGCTCGCTCGCCGGATGGGCGGCATCTGGGTGGACGACGAGAAGAACTATGTGCGGTCACTCGAGCCCGGTGCTGACACCGTGGCCATTGACCAAGGCATTCTTATGGACAACGGCATGCTGGGATCAGATGAGGTGTTGCGCAACATTTCGCGGATCACCTTTGGCAAAGTCCGTGACCGGCAGGAGCAGCACAATCACCCATTGTTGATGGGGCAGGCGTACTCTGTGGTGCATGACAGTGTGCGGCTGGTCGGTATGCGGACGCTGAGGCAGGTTGTGCATCGACAGTTTGCTCTTGCGCGGGCCGCTGGTGAGAACGACCCGCACAAGGCTGTGGCAACGACTATGAAACTGCCGCTCGCAGAAGTTCGTCGCACGATGGCATCCGTAGGTTTCTAAAGAGGCGGACGCCGAGGCCCGAGGTAAATCACTCGGGCCTCACCAAATAATTCCCTGACTTTGTCGATCACTTCAGCAGCAGCCGGGTCACGTTCTCGGTTGCGCTGTCGTTCCTGCTCTCGCAAACGCGCCGACAACTCTTTCGTCTTGAGGTTGTGACGTGCGAGGTCAATTTTCGACACGCGCTCCCCCTTCAGTAGTCGAACTATGTCGAACATTTCAACATCGTTCAGGGTTCAGGGTTCAGGATCAGGTTCAATGGTTAGAAGATCGTTTTCTCGTAGCGTAAGCGAAGAGAGAAAACGATCATCAGTGTCGAACTACTGAAGGGGCGAGACTAGCTCGATTTTTTTTGCGTGTCAAATCGGATTTGACCTAATAGTTTTCGCCCAGTGGTTGAGCCCTGAAAACTGATCCTGAACCCTGAACGATTGAAGCTGAACGACGGGGCGCTCTCTTGGCCCCTTGGTGGGGCCAGAGCGCCCGAGTGCAAATGTCTTGACGACTTCAGCAATGACGCATAAAAGATGTAAACAGATTTAATCTGGGTCAGCGCATGGGCAAAGAGGTTCACCTCACCAAACGGCAGGTCCAGTGGCTCAAGCGTAATCAACTGAGGCGAAGCTATGGTGAACAGGCAGACAAGCTCGGCGTATCAATCGACACGCTCAAGCGTCTGCTCCACCGGTACGGCATCCGAACATTCGACGGTGCCAAGTACGCTCGCCTTCCAAGCGAAGACGCTCCCCGCTGGCAGCGACCGTGCATACGTTGTGGCTCAACCGAAGATCGACCCAAGGGCTACTACATGTGCTCCAAGTGCCGCGCCCGTGCGGGCTACAGCGGAGACTAGGGCATGGTGACGGGACGCGGGTCAAAACAAAAGGGCGACCGCTACGAACGCGACCTCGCCGAATATTTCAACGAGCAGTGCGGCATCTCCTCCCACCGCACGCCGTTGTCCGGCGGGGGCCGTAAAGAAGCCCTCGCCGACCTCATTGGAACTCCGGGCATCGCTATCGAAGCCAAGCGCGTCGAGAAGATCAACCTCACGGAGTTCATGACACAGGCAGTGAAGAACTGCGGCAACGACCTGCCCGTCGTCATCACCCGCCGCAACAAGCAGTCGATGGAGAACTCATACGTTTTCATGCGGCTGCATGAGTGGATGGCCCTCTACCGCGCCTTCCTTACTCAGCAGGGCTACGGGCCCCGCCCAACCGAAGAGACCGACCAAGAGAGAGATGAGCCATGGCACGAAAGCCAGACGACCTAGATGTCGCCGACCTAGTCTGGGAAGACCCTACCGAAATACCGGACGACGAGATTGCCGAAGCCCAATCTGGCTTCAAGCCCGCCATGATCGAAGCCTACGACACCATCGTGGCCGAGGCAGACATAGATGAGAACGTCCTCGCCGT